TTGAAGAAAGGATTGTTGGCTTCCTTTGCTACCTTGCTCACCGATGCTTGGAATTTTACCAATGCACCAGCAATGTTCTTGATTGATTCTGACTTATTCATAGGAAATTTGTTTTGTGTCCGCACATAAAAATAATAGTAAACTTGTCGGGTTCAAGATAAAAGAATCTCTCCGTCTCAATGCCGACCAAGTTGGTCTCAACGCATCCACCGAAGTACACATCTCGCTTGATCAGGTACGGTTCAAGTTCATCAAAGTGATTGTTCAGTAAATAATCATCAACTTGTTTGTCAATATAGACATACCTATCCCCACCGATTGTGAGAATCCATCCATTGATTGTTGCTTCAATCATTGTTCACCTCCCGTAGTGCGATTTCAATGACGGCTTTGGCTTTGGGTGAAACGATGTTCCCCTCAACCAAATACTTTCTTACAGTTGGAAGTGATACCCCTGTTTTACGAGCGACTATTTGAAATAGCCCTTGTCTGCGTTTCAGTTTAATTGTTTCAATTGCTTTGTTGTAATCCATAACAAGAGCAAAAGTAAAATAAACTTTCTAATAATGCAAATAAACTTTTCTTTTTGTTACAATTTTATGTCTTCCGAAAATATCAAATCTCCAAAACGAGCATTCAACTCATTCACCAATTCCATCTGTATTGATTCCGTGAACGCATCCTCAAGGAATGGTTGTGCCTTCGTTCCTCTGCGGTGAATCTTGTTTGCGATAGCCTTCGCCATTGAATCGTAGGTCATCGTTTGTGGTGGCTTGATTCCTTTGAATGCCATCCATTCTTTGATTGACTGCCATAGATACGGAGTGCCTTCCGTGTGACCATTTCTTGTTGGCTTCCTTCCGTATTCCACAAACTCCCAGTAATCTTCAGCAAGAAGGATGGTGTTGATGGATGTTGGCGTTTTGGTGATCTCTCCGGGAACAAAAGATTGGCGAAGAACAGAAGACGCATTGATGTTTTTGTTGTCAAGATTCGCCCAAATCGGAGGAATCACCTTCTTGTTCCACCAATCAACAATGATTTGTTGAAGGAGTGAGCCTTCGGATGCATCCCCTAAATAAGTATCAAGGGCATCGGGTAATTTATCAAGGTCTATTGTAGCCACATTAAAACGCTTAAAATACCTAAACCTATACTTATACCCTTGAACACGGACAAAGTTCGTGAGATGGCTTTATTTTGCTTCACAAGTGAATCATTCTCCGCATTCAAGTATGCGATGTTTACCTTTTGTTTGGTGATGACTGAATCTTGTTCAGCAATAATGATGGAATCCGATGTCACAATCTTGCGTAGATGCGTGACTTGTTCCCTTGCAATTGCACCTTTGACCAAATATGTGTTGGCTTGTTTGATTGTGTTGGTATCAATCAGCACTTGACCGGATAAATTCAACGACCAAAACATTAGCCCAAAGGTTAAAATTTTTATCATTGTTTTCATCTTATAAGGTAGCATTCTTCTTTGATTGTTTTTCTTTTTCGGCAATGAGCTTGTCAAGATACCACTTCGCCTTGTACAAATCTTCAAGACCGTTCTTGTCCTCGCACCTCCACAAGTACTTGATGATGTTACCAGTACAAACCGCAACCAATCCTTTCTTCTTGATGGTGGCAGATTCAATGGCATCAATACATTCTATCTCGCCTTGTTTGTAGTGTGTTGGGTTGACTGCATCCATTTGACAACAAAGGTATAATAGTTTTCTTCAATCAAGATGATGTGACCTCCTCGCATATAGAGTTGGGTGTTTTCATACAACTGCGAGATTGCAACGATTTGATGTTCATCAACCATTCCATCTTCCAAGATTTGAATGATGTCCGATTCGCCTTCAATCAAACCCATCCAGTTGTCGTTCTTGGTCTCGTGTATGATTTGAACCTTGATCATATTGTCTTGTGTGTGTATGCCCGAATGACTCTGTCTCCGTTCTCCGTTCTTGTTGGTAACATATACAACCAACGACCTCCGGTGAACTTTGGTGATGCACCTCTTTCAATATGCCATCCCTTTGAACCATCTCCGTATTCTTCTTTATAGGCTGAAGTACGAATCATTAATATGTCACGAAGCAAAACAGTTCCAACGGCTGACAAGTATTCCACGGTGTATGTCATCTCGTAATCTTCGTGAACATGCCCCATCCAAATTGCATCAGCACCTTCAACATTCACCGACATCCGGTTGTGCTGGATAGTTCCACGAGTTACAGCACCACCACCGCCAAAACCGTGCATATACTTAATGTTGTATCCAATCTTTTTGGAGTGATGGTTGAATTGATATTTCACCCATCCACCGTAACCGCCCACCTGAATTGCTGCCCCACCACGATAGTTTAACAAAGTCACAAAGCGTTCAATGATATCGGTCTCTTGTCGCTTCAAGATGCTTGTCTCGTGATTGCCGTATCCGATAAATTTGATGATATGTGCATAGGGCAAAAACCATTCAACGGCTGTATTGATGATGGCATCAAAATAGTTTGCGACATTGTGTTCAGGTCTTATGTCCGATTTGCTCTTTCTGGGATCGTATGCACCTTGCATCAAACAGAACAAATCACCGTTAATCAACACATCGTTGTTACCTTTCAAGGCTTCGTCAAGATGTTTCTTCAACAAATCTCTGTCACATTTTGGATTGTCCCAATGCAAATCCGAAATCAAAAGAACTTTGGTTTCTTCCCACGGCTTTGGGATGACAATGATGTTGTTGTTTTTCATAGAGTGGTATCCAAGTGGATGTGCAATCCTATTGCCTTTTTTAGCCCCTCTGCTGAAGGTTTGAAGGTGTCAAGGTATATTGTATCAAAGTGATTGATTGAATCAATTAGCCGCATCCTTTTGATTTTCTCCTTCACTATAATCCTTTCGTGCATCTCAACATTTAGTGGTTTAATATAGCGGACTGGTTCATCATAATTGAAGAACGCCCACAACCAACTAAACAGGAACAACGCAAGTATTGTGTAAATAAGGAGTGAGGACTTGGAAGTTGATTGCATATCCAGCGAGAATGTCAGTTTTTGAATCGTAGAATGGGGAAGCGTTGCCGTTGATCACAATCTCAAAATCCTCATCGTTTTGTGTGTTGTCTTCAATCAATGCAAAGATGTCGGTCATAATCTGTGCGGTATCGGAAAGAACCTCAATGGTGTTGCTCTCGCTTTCAAATACACGATCCATCACAAGCAATGCAAAGTTGTAGGTTTGAAGATTCCCACCCGACTGCAAATTGAATCCATCAGGATACAACCAAACCAACGGATAAAATTCAACATTCTCAACCGTCATATTTGACTGCTGACCAACGCCAAATTTCTGCACCATCTTATGGCTTTCGGCTGCCGTTTGAATCTTTTGAATTATTTGGTTTAGTGTCATTCTTGAGAAATTTGAGAAGTTTGGCTTCGTTGTTTTTTTGCCACTTATTTGTCCTCGTTGGGGAAGTCATAGTTCCAAAAGCAATCTTGTGATGTTGGAAGATAAATACCACCGACAAAAGCGGTGTTCTTTGGTCTGATAGTATCAAATGTACTGCCGGGATTCAAAAACAATGGATAATCATTGGTGTATGTGCGAAGATAATCCCTCAATCTGTTGGCATAGTATTCCGCTTTGTCACGATAACGACCTTCAATCATTGTCATTTCCTCAACTGATACCGCCCTCGCATTGTCACTCTCACGAGATGCAACCGATTTATTCATCAATTTGAAGGTCATTGGAAGCATTGCTTCGGTCAAGGTATAATACTTCAAACAAGGTGCAATGTACGAATCCAAAAGGGTAGTATTCAAAGCAGTCAAGGTGTTGTTGAATGCTTGTGTTTGCAACTGGTTGTAAATGCCTGAACCAATCACATCACGGATGTAAATCTCTTGAGCTTCTTTGATTGCTGACTTCAACAATTTATCGTCAACATTCTCATTCAAAGGTGTGTTGTCTTTGAGATAAGTGGTTGAAATGAAATATACAAAATTGGTCATCGTTTAATCCTCCTTAATAATTGTTGTTGCCAAATGTGTCTGCATTGTGGTGTGGTGATTCCAGTTTCTTTGTTGGTGTACCATTCACCTCTTCTCTTCCATACATCGTAACCAAGTTGTGCAGACATTGCGTTAATGTCCTCTCTTGAATACACACGGTTGCTTCCATCAATTTGTCGGCAGAAATCTCTTGAACCGGGGATAATCATTCCACCTTGAATGCCGGGTGCTAATCCGTATTTGTAACGAACCACAATTTCTGTTTGCAATCTCTTGACTTCTTCAACTCCTT